TTGCATTTCGTCGGGCGACCGATGTGGACGCCGCGTGATTATGCTGGCCTAGCGCGCGAGGGCTATGCGCGCAATCCGGTGGTCTATCGCTGCGTACGGATGATCGCGGAGGCGGCCGCCTCGGTTCCATGGCTGCTCTACGAGGGTGCCAGGGAACTCGACCGGCATCCGTTGCTTGCCCTGTTGAACACGCCGAACCCGTGTCAATCCGGTCCGGAATGGCTGGAAGAGCTTTACGGCCACCTGCTGGTTTCTGGCAACGGCTATGTCGAGGCGGTTTCGGTCGGCGGCGACGTGCGCGAACTCTACGCGCTGCGTCCCGATCGCATGAAGGTCGTGCCGGGGCCGGAAGGTTGGCCGGAGGCCTGGGACTATACGGTCGCCGAGCGCTTCGTACGCTTCAACGCCGACGACAAGCCGATCCGGCCGATCCTGAACCTCAATCTCTTCCATCCGCTCAACGATTACTATGGCATGGCGCCGATCGAGGCCGCGCAGGTCTCGCTCGACGTGCACAATGCCTCCTCGGCCTGGGCGAAGTCGCTCATCGACAATTCGGCGCGGCCGTCCGGCGCGCTCGTCTATCAGTCGAAAGATGGCTCGAACCTGTCCGACGAGCAATATTCGCGGCTGAAGAAGGAGCTGGAGGACGGCTTCCAGGGATCGGGCAATGCCGGCCGGCCGTTGTTGCTGGAAGGCGGGCTCGACTGGAAATCGATGAGCCTCAGTCCCCGCGACATGGACTTCATCGAGGCGAAACGCGATGCCGCCCGCGAGATCGCGCTCGCCTTCGGTGTGCCCTCGATGATGCTCGGCATTCCCGGCGACAATACGCACGCCAACTATCAGGAAGCCAACAAGGCGTTCTGGCGGTTGACGGTTCTGCCGCTGATCGCGCGGACCGCCAAGGCGCTCGGCGGCTGGCTCGGACCGGCCTTCGGCGACAATCTCAAACTTTCCTACGACACCGACCAGATCGACGCGCTTGCACCCGATCGCGATGCGATCTGGACGCGGCTCGAAGCCGCGACATTCCTGACCGACGACGAGAAACGCGCCGCTGTCGGTTACGGGCCGAAGCCGGTTTCCCCGCCGCCGGAGGCCGCATCCTCGCCGCGACCGCATGATGGCTCCGGCGGCGATCCGCCTGGCAACGACATCGATACCACGCCCGTGGACGGTCCGTCCGCGCCGCTGACGGACGATCCCGATGGCGACCTTCAGCACACCTACGAACGCGACGGCGACGACAGCTATTGAGAGGTCTCATGCCCATGTTATCGACCGCCGGCACACCCGCGAAGCGGGCCGGTCTGACAGCCCCGGAGACCAAGCGAACCTCCGAGGACGTCGCCACCGTTCATGCGGACGGAACGTTCTCGGGCTACGCGAGCCTCTTCGGCATAGAGGATCTCAGTCATGACATCGTCGAACGCGGCGCCTTCCTCGCCTCGCTCGGCAAGCGCGGTCCGACCGGCGTCAAGATGCTCTACCAGCACGATCCGGCCGAGCCGATCGGCAAGTGGACGCATATTCGCGAGACGCCGAAAGGGCTCTACGTCGTCGGCCAATTGATGACGGATCTCGCGCGCGGCCGCGAGGTGCTGACGATGATGCGCGAGGGCGTCGTCGACGGGCTGTCGATCGGCTTCCGCACGGTCAAGGGACGTACCGACACCAAATCGGGCATCCGGCGGTTGAGCGAGATCGACCTCTGGGAGATCTCCGTCGTGACCTTCCCGATGCAGCCCGATGCCCGCGTGACGGCGGTCAAATCCACAGCGGCCAGCATACGCCTCGCCCGGATGAACCCGATCGAGGAGCGTCGCCTGGCCCAGACACTACGGCGCGCAGCCGCCCTGCTCAGCGCCGATCTTGGCTAACGCCAGACACCTGATTGTCATCCTTGGCCGGAGGGCCGTAAGGCCCGGAGGGGAAGGGGATCCAGAAGCGCATTCAGAGCCAGTTGCTCTGGATCCCCTTCCCCTCGCTGCGCTCGGCCGGGGATGACATCCCGGGAGATTTTCGCGCCTTCCGGCCACCGCTCGCCTTTTTAATCCCTAAACATGCACAGGAGTTGCGATGATCACCCAGCATGGTCCAGCGCCCGAGACCAAATCGGCCATCTACGACGGCGATGCCAATGCGGCGTTCGGCAGTCTCATGAATACGTTCGAGACCTACAAGGAGGTCAATGACCGCCGCATCGCCGACCTTGAGCGGCGTGGCGATGCCGACCCGCTGTCGATCGAACGGCTCGACCGCCTCGAACAGGCGCTGCAGACGAACGAGCGCAAGATGACCGAGGCTGCGCTTCGGTCGCAGCGGCCACGGCTCGGCGGTGAGGTCAAGGCGCCGGGCCGCTCGTCCAGCCCGGAGCACAAAGCCGCGTTCGAAACCTATATGCGCGGCGGCGCCGAACAGCCGTTGCGCCGGCTGGAGGAAAAGGCGCTGTCGGTTGGTTCGCCCGGCGACGGCGGCTATACCGTGCCGATCGAGATCGAGACCTTCATCATGAAGCGGCTGGCGCAGATCTCGCCGATCCGCCAGATCGCCGGCAATCGTCAGGTTTCCTCGCCGACCTTCACCAAGGCCTTCTCACCGACCGGTCCGCAGGGCGGCTGGGTGGCCGAAACCACGGCCGACACGGTTACCGCCAGCCCGCCCTTGCAGCAGATGGTGTTCCCGACCATGGAACTCTACGCCATGCCGTCGGCGACGCAGCAGCTGCTCGACGATAGCATCGTCGATATCGAGACCTGGCTCGCCGGTGAAATCGATACGCTCTTCGCGGTTCAGGAGGGCGCGGCCTTCGTCAACGGCACCGGCACCAACATGCCGAAGGGGTTCCTGCAATATCCGACGGTACAGGATGCGAGCTACAGCTGGGGCAACATCGGCTATCTCGCGACCGGCGTCGCGGGCGGTCTGCCGACGACGAACCCCTCGGACATCCTCTTGCAACTCGCCTATGAAATCCAGGCCGGTTACCGCCAGAACGCGACCTGGGTCATGGCGCGCAAGACGCAGGCGCAGATCCGCATGCTGAAGGATAGCCTTGGGCATTATCTCTGGCAGCCGCCGGCGATGCCGGGCGGGCAGGCCATGCTGATGAATTTCCCGCTCGTCGAAGCGGAAGACATGCCGCAGATCGCGGCCGGCAGCTTCTCGATTGCATTTGGTGATTTCCAGCGCGGCTATCTCGTCGTCGACCGCATTGGCCTGCGGCTCTTGCGCGATCCCTACAGCGCCAAGCCATTCGTTCTCTTCTACACGACCAAGCGCGTCGGCGGCGGCGTGCAGGATTTCGCCGCGATCAAGCTGCTGAAGTTCGACGTGAGCTGAGGCATCCCCCTTCGCGGCTCGATGCCTCCCGCATGCCTCCCACCATCGAGCCCGCGATGAGCGACCCGCCGTCCTCCCCGGCGGGTCGCTCCGCTTTCTCCAACTTGGATATCGCCATGACCGCCGCGCTTATCACCCCTCCGGCGATTGAGCCGGTGTCGATCCCCGACGCAAAGGCCCACCTACGTGTGGAAATCACCGATGACGACGATCTGATCGGCGCGCTCATCACCGCCGCGCGCGTTCACGTCGAGGCCGCGACACGGCGCGTCCTGATCACGCAGAGCTGGCGGATCTACCGCGACGACTGGCCGCAATCCGGCCTGATCGACCTGCGGATCACGCCATTGCAGTCTGTCAGCGCGGTCATCGTCTATGACGCCAACGGCGATCCATCGACGCTGTCGCCTTCGGCCTATCAGGTCGACCTCGCGTCGGTGCCGGCGCGCCTCATCCTGAAGCAACCGATCACGACCGTGCTGCCCGGCCAGCTTATCAACGGCATCGAGATCGATGTCACCGCCGGCTATGGCGCCTCCGGTGTCTCGGTGCCGCAGCCGTTGCTGCTCGCCATGATGATGTTGGTCGCGCGATGGTACGAAAGCCGCGACGGCACGGCGATGGGCACCATCCCGGCGACGATCGCGCACGGCTTCGACGCGCTGATCGAGCCGTTTCGCGTGTTGAGGGTCCGATGAGCCAATCCTCGACCATGCCGATCGGGTTTCTCAATCGCCGGCTTGAAATCGACGCGCCCGTAGCGACGGGCGACGGCACCTTTGCCTGGGCGTCGCTCGCGACGGTCTGGGGCGGCTTCGCGCAGACCGGCGCGACGGAAGTCGATAGCGACGGCCGCATGGTTGGCATCGCGCGCTGGCGGTTCACGATCCGCTGGCGACCGGACGTCACGAGCAGCAATCGCATCGTCTACGACGGCCGGATCTTTCGCATCGTCGCGACGGCCGATCCGACGGGCGACCAGCGCTATCTTGTCCTTGAAGCGGAGGAGGAATTGCGATGAGAAGCGCCGTCCTCGAACTTCAGGCTGCCGTTATGGCGGCGCTGGTCGCCGGCATGCCGACGATCAAGATCTACGACGGTGCGCCGCGCAATGCCGCCGTGCCGTTTCTATCGGTCGACGAGATCGTCACGAAGCGCAAGGACGGCCTCGACGCCGTGATCGAGGAACATCGATTTGCGATCCGGGTCTGGTCGAAGGCCGGCGGCAAGTCGGAAGCCGTCACGCTCGCCGATGCCGTGATCGCACTCCTCGACGACGCACAGCCGGCGATGACCGATCATCGCGTCATCCGCATGTATCTCGACGGCAGCGACAGCCGCGCCGCCAAGGACCGCATTGCGGTCGAGACGACGCTCCGGTTCGTCGCGCTGACGGAGCCGCTCAGCGAGCCGGGGTGAGCCACGAGCGAGATGGCCTGCTCTCAAGAGGATGTTGTCATCCCGGGCTCTTGACCCGGGATCCAGCCTCTAGGGGCGCGAATATGGAAGCCGGCCTATCGGCCGGGCGTCATTTGCTGGATCCCGGATCAAGTCCGGGATGACAAGCTTGGATCATAGGAGCCCGCCGTGACCGCCCAGAAAGGCAAAGACCTTCTTTTGAAGCTCGATCCGACGGGATCGGGCACTTATGTCACTGTTGCGGGATTGCGATCGCGCAAGATCACGCTGACGTCGCCGGCCGTGGATGCGACCAATGCCGACAGTCCCGATCGCTGGCAGGAACTGCTCGCCGCCGTCGGTGTCCGCAAATGCGCGATCTCCGGCACCGGCGTGTTCCTGGCGTCGGGCTCCGACACCGACATCCAGACGATCTTCTTCAGCAATACGACGATGAACTGGCAGATCGTGGTGCCCGGCACCGGCACCATCGCCGGACCGTTCCAGATCACGTCGCTTGACTACACCGGCGACCACAACAACGAGCTGACATTCGATATCGCGCTGGAGTCTGCCGGCGCCATCACGTTCACCAACGGGAGCTGACATGGCGAACGCACGGCGCGGGGAAATTGATGCGGTCATCGACGGCCGGCCGCGCATCCTCTGCCTGACGCTCGGCGCGTTGGCGGAACTCGAAACCGCGTTCGGCGCAACGGATCTCGTCAGCTTGGGCGACCGGTTTTCCGCAGGCCGGATGTCGGCGCGCGACCTGATCCGCATCGTCGCAGCCGGCCTGCGTGGGGCCGGCGAGGCCGTGACCGATGATGAGGTCGCGGCGATGCGGGCCGATGGCGGGGCCGTCGGTTTCGCCGACATTGCCGCGCGGCTGCTAACGGTGACGTTCGGCGTCGTGGAGGGCTCCGAGGCCCGCCCTACGCCGGGGGAGGCGCCGGACCGGTCCTCTCCGTAGATCCTGATGTCGGTGCATCGCTTCCTGGCCGATCGGGGGTGGCCGCAACCAGGCCCGCACCCTTTCCGTGGGACGATGTGCTTGCCTTCTGCCTCGGCGAGATGCGCCTGGCGCCGCGCGAGGTGTGGGCCGCGACGCCGCTGGAGATCGCCGCCATGCTGCGCGGACGCCATCACCTGACGCATGGCACGGCCATCGTTCCGCCACGCCGAAACGACTTCGCCGCGCTCACCGCGCTTTATCCTGATCATCCTGAAGGATCGCCGCCATGACGACGCAGACGACATCCGCCAGCGAGACGGCCGCCGAGATCGATCAGCTCACCAAGTCGATGAGCGGCTTGAACGATATGTCCGGCGCGTTCTCGAAGTCGATCACCACGGCCTTCTCACAGGCGGTCGTGCAAGGCAAAAGTCTCGACACGGTGCTGCAGAACGTCGCCAAGACCGTCAGCAACAGCGCCTTGAAACAGGCGCTGAACCCGATTTCTTCCTCGATCGGCGGCACGATCAACAGCGCGATGCAGGGACTGACGACATCGCTGACAGGCGCTTTCTCGTCCTTGTTCGGCTTTCGCTCGGGCGGCGTCTTCCAGGGCGGCCGGGTCAGTCCGTTTGCGGACGGCGGCGTGGTGTCGAGCCCGACCTATTTCCCGATGTCGGGCGGCGCGACCGGCCTCATGGGCGAAGCCGGCGCGGAAGCGATCATGCCGCTCCAACGCGCCCCCGACGGCCGGCTCGGTGTCGCCGGTGGCGGCGGCCCGGCGCCCATGAATGTGACGTTCAACGTGACGACGCCCGACACGGCCGGCTTCGCGCAATCGCAAACGCAGATCACGAGCATGCTGGCGCGCGCCGTGGCACGCGGCCAACGCGGGCTGTGAGCACCTTCCATCCTCTCGCATTCGGGGAACCGCAATGACGACGCCTTCCTTCATTGAGGCCGTTTTCCCGATCAGCGTCGCGCTTGGATCGACGGGTGGCCCGCAACGCAAGACCGAGATCGTGACGCTCGGCTCGGGCAGCGAACGGCGCAATGCCCGCTGGATCGACTCGCGCCGCCAATATGACGCAGGCTCCGGCCTGCGCTCGATGGCCGATCTGGCGGCTGTCGTCGCCTTCTTCGAACAGGCGCGCGGCCGGCTGACAGGCTTTCGCTATCGCGATCCGCTTGATGATCGGTCTTGCGCGTTTGGGCTGACCCCATCGCCGCTCGATCAGCCGATCGGCGTCGGCGATGCGACGACCGCGACCTTTCAACTCGCCAAGACCTACGGCACGACGGATGCCTGGGTCCGGACGATCGCCAAGCCCGTCGCCGGCACGATCCGCGTCGCCGTCGCGGGCACGGAAAAGACGCCGGGCACGGATTTCAGCGTCGATGCGACGACCGGCCTGGTGACGTTCATGAGCGGCGCCATTCCCGCCGCCGGACAACCGGTCACCGCCGGCTACCTGTTCCACGTACCGGTCCGCTTCGACACCGACGACCTCAAGATCGATCTGACGCAATTCGCGGCCGGCAATATCCCGTCGATACCCCTCCTGGAGATCCGTCCATGAAACAGCTGTCGAGCGACTTTGCCGCCCATCTCGCCGGCGAGGTGACAACGCTCGCCAATTGCTGGCGGCTGACGCGCAGCGATGGCACGGTCATGGGGTTCACCGACCACGACTGGCCGATCGTACTGAACGGCGTCGCTTATGACGCGGTCTCAGGCCTGACGGCAAGCCAGACGGTGGCCGCCGCCGATCTATCGACGGGCGGCGGCGATATCTCGGGCGCGCTGGCATCGGCGGCGATCACCGAGGAGGATATCGTCGCCGGTCTCTACGATGGCGCCACGGTCGACGTGTTCCTCGTCAATTGGGCCGACCCTACACAGAATGTTCATGTCCGTTCCGGCCTGATCGGCGAAATCACGCGCCAGGACAGCGCCTTCGTCGCCGAAGTACGGTCGCTGGCGACGGTCCTCGATGAGGAACGCGGCCGGATCTACCAGCATCGCTGCGACGCCGATCTCGGCGACACGCGCTGCGGCATCGATCTAAGCCAAGCGACCATGCGCGGGACCGGCACCGTCGTAGCGTCCGCGAGCCTCACGCAGCTTACGGCCTCCGGGCTCTCAGCATTCGCCTCCGGCTGGTTCTCGCGTGGCCTA